CAGCGGAGAATTTCGCTCTGGCTTCTGGCGTGCTGGATCTCGCTCTCCACTCTTCCAGAATGTTCGCCTCATTGCTATAGTGCGTTCCATTCCGAAGGTTTTTCATAATCGTGGCGGCGGCCTCCAACTCCCCATCATCCAACGCCTCATCCGCTTCTTGCATCCGTCTGTGTTGGGCTAGTTCCTTTGGTGTCATAACCATTTAATTTTCTCCTTCATTTCCATTTACTTGGCAGAAAATCGTCCGCTAAATGGTCCCTTATCGATCCATTTCTCTACTTCCTTCAGACCGGCACGAAAGTCGGCCAGACTCTTTTCCTTTTCCTCTTTAGTGGGTGGTTTAACGTTGAAAGAATCAAAATCACCATCCACACCATAAAGCTCTTTGAACAGTTCTCGCGCAGGGATACTCTTCTTATCTATCGGCATTATTTTCTCCTATTCGGGGCAAAACTCTTAAACTAAGGTAAATTGGGAGTTTATCCGAAGGCCGCGCGGGTTATTCAAATCTCACCACTTTGCCAGTCCATTATGTTCTCCCTGTTCTCCCTGTTCTCCCTGTTCTCTAATGTTGATTAACTATACCACAGTTTCGGCGTTATGGAAGGTTAAAATGTTATTCGATTGATTTTGTTTTAGACGCTGATTCTAGTCTAACAATATAACTCAAGGGGTGGCCATAATATTTCCCCTTGACAGGTTGGTTAAAGTCTTGTGTGTTTTTGATGTTCGGTGGTGCCCTAGCTTAGTTTATCCTACCTATTAATTAGGTTAAGGTGAGTGAAATTCGCTAGAAGTTTCCTATCTAATGTATAAATTTAGCTTTGGGTGAAATGTACCCTAAACTGTTAAGTGATTGATTTATATAGATTCACACATTTTTTTATCGTTTAAGTGATTGATTTATATAGCTGTTTAAACTATTCAAGCTTATTGGAATTAGGTAAGTCAAAAGATATCCATAGACTTTTTGATATCTAGCTCGATAAAACATGTTACTAATGCCCTGTTTTGGCCATTTTGGGTATTATCTGGGACTTTACTAACAGAAAGTAGCCAAAATTAGTGAATTAGCACAAGATCTCTTAATGGCTCTCGAACCTGGAATCCCTTTTGTCTGGGTTCTCCCCGTTTATATGCCCTCTACGTTATGTTAAATTGAATTATAATAAAATAGGGTTAGGTTATTGGGCATTATATGGAACCTCTAAAGAATTTTATACGTTAGATAAGGCCCCATTTAGGTGTTAGTAGAAATTAGCCCCATATTAGCCCCATATTAGTTGAAATAAGTGCACACTCCCACTCTATTTAGCTTGACAAACCCCACCATTTAATATATTCGTATGCGGGCCTTAGAATTTCAGCTCAACCCACCTCTTTTCACATAGTTTAAAATCCTCTCCAGCCCTCTCTCATCATCTCCCAGTCCATTTTAGGCATTGGACCCTAGCCCTAGCATGTTTAACTTTTTTAAGCGCTCCTAGACCCCCTTACAATCCGATGCTCAGTATTTGGAGGTTTCGGTCGAGCTTATCCAGGTTCTGATTATTTTAATGACTTTAATCACTTTAAGCTTAAATAGGAGAAACTTATCAATTCTTTAAGTAATATATAGGTAAAAACTCGCCTAATTAATGTTGTCAAGCTATTTATTTTCGGGCACTATTCGATATTAGATGGGCAAACCCGCCTTCATCAATCAATCATTTGTCTCCTAGCCAAACGCTAGTTTACAATCCATAGACCGATGAAGGCGTAAAACTCATAGAATTTCGGATAATCTCCGGCATCTTCCATATTTCTAATGTACCGTGTTGATTTTTCCTGTACGTGGGCAGAACATCCAAGAGCCGGTCAATCCGTGCTTCACTGGCTTTTTCCGATAAAACTCTACAAGACCATCGGCATTGATCTTGCACACTCCGAAATTCTTAGATGTATCTCCGAAGAATTTTAGGGTCTTATAGTCGAAGAAATGCCCGTCAGGCTGCAAACGCTCATAGATGGCTCTGATATCTGATATCCGATAAGATTTCATATGTACAAATTTGTTCTTGTTAGTTGCCATTTTAAACCTCCAATTGATGTTAGTTCCCTTTAATTCGATGAGTAGATAGTAGCAGGGTGTGCTGGATTAGTACAGGATAAAGTGTTAGATGAGCTAATTTAATTTTGGAGATAATTTATCCTTGCTTTGTAGCGTCTTGTGTGTTATTCGCGCGTTACTTAGATGGGTGGAAATGATGTGGTGGCGGGTGATAATGATTATTGTTTAGATCTGAGACCTATTTGAGACCTATGTGATAATGATAATGATTCTCAATTAGCTCCGCCGGGGCGGGTAGGGGCATCGGAGACTATATATGGTGCGCCCGGTCAAGAGAGTATAAGAGAATCCATAAAAAGTTACATTTATTATTTTTATTACTACTAATCTCTTAGAATACAATAAAATTTCTTAGAATCTCTTAGAATCCATAAAAGTTACATTTATTATTTTTATTACTACTAATCTCTTAGAATACAATAAAATTTCTTAGAATCTCTTAGAATACAATAAAATTTCTTAGAATCTCTTAGAATACAATAAAATTTCTTAGAATCTCTTAGAATCCCTTAAAAATTTTCTAAAAATTTTTAATACATAGAAATGCCATCTATAACACCAGTTTTATACTTCTCGTTAGTTGCAAACAACGCTTCAGAACCTATGGACATGTATCGTATGGCATCAGCCCCATGAGAGAAGCGGTCATGTATTGGTGTTTTTTTCCATACCTGCGTTGCACTATCCCATTCTTTTGAATAATTCTTAAAGCAGGCTATAGAATAGACACAGGTACGATCTATCCACAGAATCTTGATCATTTGACGTACTAATTCAATACCTTCGTCGTGTTTAATACGCTCAACAACCCGGATTTTATCGAACCCTCGCCTCCTAAACTCGGATACCCGATCCTCTCCCGATATTAATTCAGTTACCTTAGAATCGTGAGGGAGTAGTAGATATCCTAGAGTGTAATTCAGCTTTTTCCTCCTTTCGTGAATATAGTCCGTATAGTATTTAATAGGCTCCCCGGAATTTTTAAAGTCATGAATGATTCTGTATTCGCGGCCCGCATCCCCATGATGGACCTGAAAGAAAATAACAACCATTGAATCCCGCATTCCTAGATCGAATGCGATATGAACATCTAAATTACGGTCGTACAGGTTATCTAATTCCCTGCCTTGCTTGATAACATACGAAGTATAAGCTCTAGCATAGTAAGCTCCATCAAGATTCTTGCGGAACGCTTCTTCGGGCGTTGCCGGATACTCTTGATAAATGTAATCTCCGAGCTCTCTGTATTGAGCAATCCAGAAATTCTTTTGCTCCGCGCTGATGGTAACATTTAGTTCAGCTTCTATGGAATCGAAATACTTCTCGTGAGTTGGTGTGATATCTTGAGTTTGCTCAAACCGGCATTTTGGATCATCTAACCAAGAAAGAAATACCGGCATAAAATCCTTTGGAGTTAGTTTACCTTTATATAAAGTAGCCGACTCCCACATATATTTAAATTCATTCTCTCCCTCGGCTGTTGATTCTACAATTCCGGTATTTCCAGGGTGGAGAGCTTGCAGTGATCCTGTTTTAACTTCTTGTGCCCGCTTAGGGGATAGATTAGCGATTTTGGCTAATTCTGAGACGTGCAACCTCTGTAAAGTAGCGGACCTGAAGGAAGTTCTGACATAGATAATGGAGCCATTGCTGAAAGCGAATTCTGAGCGGTTATCAAAGGTTTTCTTCACCTTAAGAAATTTCTTCAGTGATTCAGGAAATTCCTCCCAGGCTAATTTCACTTTAGTTAAGAGTGTAGACGCTTCGTCAGTTCCTTGCGCCATCAACCCGGCTTTTAGATCTGAGTTAAACAGAACATCATCCAGAAAGCTTATGAGCCATAACGTGGAAATACCCTGCTGGCGGCTTTTGAGGATTATCAATCTTGGATGGATTAGTGACCTGGAATAGACATAGTGCTGGTTATACCGCATCTTGAATGGGATACGATTAGCATTAATATCAGTGATCGTGTATAGATTGTTCAACCTCCACAGTTTGGAAGGGAGATATTTTTTAATTAGCTTCTTGTCTGATTTAGGTCGAGTGTAGAATATATCCACATACGGGACAGCAGACGGGTACATTTTAATTAGTTCATCTTTTTTTATGAGCACAATACTAATCTCTCATTAGGTCTGCGAATTGCGATAGCCCTACTTCAGCTTGTAGTAGCTGTGGTTTTTCTTCTTTTGTGGTAAAAGCATCACGTAATTTAGCGGTGGCGGCAGCCAATATACCTAGTTCCGCAGGTTCAATAAGGTCAGTAAACGCCGCGACTTGAGATATCCTGGAAAGTACGGTTAGTGCTGTTCCTTCTAAGCATTTCTCAAGGCTCGATTGCGTTGATCCGAATACTTCGTTGGTGAGATCTGTATTAACTCCTGCGTGATGCGCGGCAGCCTCTACTAGGTCTGTATACTTCACAGTACCACCTTTAGCTCCACTTGAACCTATATGAGTTCCTAAATTTGATGCCGCTGAATCCTCTGCATCCCCACTATCAAATTCTCGTTTCATACGCAGAATCTTAGCAAATGTGAATTCTGTTTCTTCTGCTATTTGTTGCGGAGTTTGCCCCTCGTTAAGACGAGCCAATATGTCTGCTGATTCTACTCTATTAGATAGCAGCGATGTCGGTAGGCTCATTAGTTTTCTCTTTATTGTTGGCGGATGAAACCGCTTTAATGATAGCGAAACTAAAGGAACGACCGTTTTTCTTACATTCTCTCTTTAGTTCATCTAACATAGCGATAGATTTAGCTTCGTTTGTGGATATACTATATCGTTTAAGTTTAGTAGTCACTGTTAGTTCCCTATCTAACATAGTATTACTTTTATTACTGTTATTATTTGTCATTATACCAGAAAAGCTATACCGTTGTAAACCTTTTTCTGGTATAATAGTAATAATTATTTTTGTCTGTCTGGTATTCCTCCTCGGAGACACCTTGCAGTTAATCCTATCTAAATACTAAGGAGTACTCCTGTGGATACCACAGACACTCAAACGAATACCGAAGAAACGAAATCAGGAGATGTAGCCGAGCCACAATCAACTGACTCTACTACAGCACCAAAAGAGGGTCAATCACCTCCAGCTACTGAAACAGCCGCCAAGGAAGGCAATACGTTTGAAGATGTAGTGAATGGTTTGGTGAAGTCCGCTAAGTTTGCGGACAATGGCGATTTTGTTGTACCTGATGGTACCTCAAAAGAGGCCGCATTCGCCATCAAATTGATGCTTCGGCAACGTAAAACTCAAGGCAGCTACACAAAAGGGCAACAGTCCCTGGCCGTAGCGAACGCCAAAAACGAAGTGCTGATGAAGAAAGTCCAGGCTTTACTTTCTAAGGGCGCTTTTGACACGTTGACCGATGATGATCAAGCACGTATGGAGGAATTGAAAACTTCCGACCCTGACGCTTGGCGGGAGGAGATGAATACACTTGAGAAAAAAACTGTAACTGATAAAGGTTTGTCTCAAGCATTAACCGAGGCCGAGACCGCCGCCGCTATTGTTGCCAGAAAAGAGCTCCTGAAAGAGCATAATGCGGCTAATCCCGACAACCCCATCACTCAAGACTTGATCGATAATGATATTCCGAATCGCATCAAGAACAAATTGGCTAAAGGCAAAATTGATTTTTCTGCCTTTTTGGTTGAAGTAACTGCCTATGCCGCCAAGGATAAAAAGGTGAGTCAATCTGACGTACCTAAGACCAAGAAATTCAACTCTGTAGGGGGTTCCTCGGGTAGTTCATCCGCTCAAGATGACACTTCCTACGCAAACTTCATAATCTGAGAGGTATCATGGCCGGAACTGGTTCACTCGATATTAATTCACAGCTTATTCGTAATAAATGGACCAGAGAAGGTCTTGTTCAAAAAGCGTCTAAGTCTTTTTTCAACAGACTCACCGGAAATACCGATGAGTCCATCGTCTACCAAAAGAACACCAGCAACGCTGAAGACGGACACACTATCATCTTCGATTACAGCGGAAACCTCTCTGGCCGTGCTATTAAGGGGAAAGACACCGCGTTCGGTACAGGCGAAGTCAAAAAGCTTTTCAGCAGCAGGGTTACCGTAGAACGCTGGCGTCATACTGTGGACAACGGTGATACGTTTGATGGTGTTGAGATCGGGAATCTCGCTATTACTCAACATTCCGATTCTCGATCGAAACTCAGCGATGTATTTATCCGGTTCAAGGATCAGGGCATGTTCGATTCCGCCCAGGGTCTTTTGACTGGTCAACCGGCCTCCCATACTATCGATCTTGGTTCTACGCTCACCCTGAATAGCTTGACCGATATCGAAAACTCGATTAAAATATCGCAGTATACCACTGGCGGCGTCAGAATCCCCCTCAAGCCCTATCAACACGCTGGAGAGGATCCGGTTTGGTTATTCGTGTGTGACAGCACAATGTTGACCAAACTTAAGCAGGATTCAAATTTTCAGGTAGCTATGTCCCGAGCGGATACTCGTGGCGATAGTAACCGGGTAATCAAGGGAAAGCTGGGAAAAATCGGTCATCTCTTGATCGTTGAAGCTGATCACTTCTTTGGTCTGACTGACGGCACCGACTATGGTTGGGATCTAAACAGTTCCGATATCGAAATCAGTGGCCTTCGACAGTATAAAGGGGCAGACCCCACCACCGCTATCTGGTCTGGTCAAGAAGGTTTTGATGTTAGCGGGGATGCCCTACATTCGCGGGGTCTGTTGCTCGGTTCCGGTGCGCTACAATTCGCCATGGGTAAGGAGCCCGACTACAAAATCCAGCTCTCCTCTGACTTCGGCATTAAGTCCGAATCCGCGTTGGAGACTTGGTTGAAGATTCAGAAGACTGTCATGACGACCGAAGTTTCTGACTACAACGAGGCCAAGGTTGCCGGGATTGATTGGGGCGTTGTAGTGGTAGATGTTGAAATCTGATATCTACTTAGTTCCCATTAGTTAGTTCACGTAAGGAAATTAAATTATGCCTAATTTGACCCGTTTTGGCAGGGCGAACGAAAAAAAGAAAACCAGTATTTCTTCGGCCCGGCTTCTCTTCACCGACATTCCAACTGCTGAAGCTTATCAGTTGTTCCAGCTTCCTGCCAAATGCCTGATCATTACCACTCACGTTATCGTCACCATTGCCGGTCAAGCCGCTACTACCATGGATATCGATATTGAGGGTGGAGCGACCATCAGCACTGCCGATATTGCTACGGTCGCTGTTGATACCGATACGGTTGGTGTGCTTACTGGAACTGGAGCGGTAATTACGGTTACTCCGAGTGCGATTCTGACCAGCGGTTCGTTCCAGGTCATTATCGAATACATTGAATACACCCTGAACAACGGTGAATTTACCGCGTATATCACTTAATTCGAGGTGACGTAAAATGGCTCAAATAGTAGGTAGGGTAGATCGGATTTTGCGTAAAGCAAAACACACCCTGACCGATAAGCAATCAGATAGATACAGTGATGAAATTCTTATGGACCATCTCGATGATGCCCAGAAGCAGGTTGTCACTGACGCCAGATTATTGTCCACCTCGATTATCGGGACTATTCTCGATGGTGTGTCGTCCTATTCAGCACCGATAGACAGTATAATTCTTAAGCTGGTAACAATAGCCGGAAAGAAGATCACGGCTTACACCTTTGATGGTATGAATTCCAACACTTCGTGGGAGACAGACACAGGTAGTGTAGTTGAGCGAGTTTTGTTTAATGATGGGTCGCCTCTTCTGTTTAGATTCTATCCAATTCCAACTGCTCCTGAGACGACTTCTTACAAGTTGTGGTACACTCGACTCCCCGCAACTGTCACCTTAATCAGTGACGAACTCGAAATCCCCATGGCTTTTGATGCAGCTTTGGTGCATTACATCGTCTACAAAGCTTTGTTCAGTAATGCCGATAATGCGAATCGTGCGATGGCTGCTGAACATTTGCTCTTGTATTCTGCTCAAATTCGTAACATTACGTCTATGGCAAGTGCTAACTTTTCGTCTACTGCCAACTTGAATACGACGTACGCTCAACCGGCATAACGACGATATGTCTGAATTTTCTACTTACCTGGAAAACAAGATTATCGATGTGACGCTTCGAGGCGGCGCAGCTTATACAGTAGCTGCGCCGTTCATTGCGTTATTTGAGTCCGATCCGTTGGATAATGGTACCGGTACCGAGTGTAGCTGGACAGGGTATATGCGCCAAGAAGGTCAATTTCTGTCTCCTACTAATGGCGTAACACAAAACCTAACTGAGGTAATATTCCCTCCAATAGTTGGTGCTACTGTTCAGGTAACTCACATCGCTGTTTATGATGCAGAAGTTGGTGGGAACCTTATGTATCACACAGCGTTGGATGTACCGGCAACGTTGAACGCCTCTGATACAGCCTCCCTAATGGCTGGACAAATGACCATCATACTTGACTGATGGCTATAATTCAGATAAGTGCAACTCGTGATATTGGTAGGATATTAGCAAAATCTGGAGCTATTGGGTTATCAGCAGCAGGTACTGTTGGTTTAGGGTTACCAATGGCTTTATCAGTCTCTGCTACTGATAAACAGGCCGCTGTTGCTGATGGCTTCGCCGCCACAGCAACGGTAAATGTTAGTTTCCTCATCTTAGTTGGTGATCTGTCTAATAAGATTATTTGTATTAGACGAGATAAACGGGAAATATTTGTAGGAGCATATTATAGAGTGGACGTATATTCTCAACAACCTGCTGAACGTATTGATTATTTAATTGATTTATCTTCTTGGGTACCAGAAAATGATAACGTCATCAGTACTACTGCGACTTCTGTGCCTTATACTCCAGATGCTCCTCCAGAAACAGTGGATTTAGATGTTGCAGTTTCAGGCGGCGCATCAACTAAACCAAAAGTATGGTGTTATGGTGGAGAAGATGGAGTAGCTTACAAAGTAACTGTGTTAGTTACCACAGCCTCAAGCAGGGTCAAAGAAGTTGACTTCATAGTGAAGGTGATATCTCAATGAGCTATAATAATCATGTGCAGACGTCTTTGTACGCTGCAATCACTTCAGGAAGCACAGATATACAAATCTGGAAAGCTGCTGCTCCTTTTCAAAATCCTCCAACAGATGGTTATTTAACAATAGCTGATAGTCTATATGCAGCTACTCAACTGGAAATTATCAGCTATACTGGCCTCACTGATAATGGCACCTTCTGGGAGTTGACTGGAGTTGTTCGTGGACTAGGTGGAACAGCGGCACAAGATTTTCCTTCTTCTTCTCCAGCATACCAAGCTATTTTTGCTTCAGATTTTGGTATAAAAGGTGGATTAATTGATATACAAACCTTTACTTCTGGATCAGGTACATGGAATAAACCCGCTGGGGCTACAAAGTTTGACGTTGAGTGTATAGGTGGAGGTGGTGGTGGTGGTGGTGGTGGTTTTGGGGGAGGTCCAGATGTAGACGGTAGCCAGGGAGTTGCTGGAGGGTCTTCCACATTCGCTGGCGTTATCGCTGGCGGAGGAAATTCTGGTAAAGGCGGCGAAGGTACTGGCGATGTTCCTGGAGAAGGTGGAACTGCTACTGGGAGTTTGGGTTGTGATCTCGCTTGGGGAGCCACTTCTGGGGTTCGTGGAGCATATAATGGTGTTAACGGCTGGGGTGGCACAAACGGTGGACCAGGGTTTGCTGGACTGATTAGCGATGGAGGTGGAGGCGGGGGCGCTGGTGGTGGTGGGGTAACTGGAGGCATGGGTGGTGGTAGTGGCGCTTATGGCAGCCACGCAGTAGTGTTTAAGACTTCTGGTCTTGGAGCAACAGAGGCATATGCTGTTGGTTCTGGTGGGTCAGCCGGACCTGGAGGCACTGGATTAGCTGATGCATACCCAGGACAGAACGGTTCGGTACGGATTAAAAGTTACTATTAAAGAATTTACATCGCCAAGAGTATATTTGATGGAGATTGAGTGATGGCTGATGTCGGCGAACTATGGGAATCAAGAGATAGTGCGGCTGATCTAAACTGGCGGTCTATTGCTTATGGCAACGGGGTTTGGGTAGCCGTAGCCGCAACAGGCACAGGAAACCGAATCGAAGTTTCGGACGACGATGGCGAAACCTGGGTATCTAAGGTAAGCGCCTCCGATAATAATTGGCGGTCCGTAGCCTTCGGAAATGGGGTTTTTGTAGCTGTAGCTAATTCAGGTACTGGTGATCGGGTACAGGTTTCGAATGATAATGGCGAAACATGGGCTCTAAAACCCAGCGCAGCAGATAACGATTGGTTAGGGGTAGCATATGGTAATGGGGTCTTTGTAGCAGTAGCCGAATCCGGTTCCGGTAACCGCGTCATGGTCTCGAATGATGATGGCGAAACTTGGGCTACTAAAGCAAGCGCAGCCGATAACAATTGGTATTCTGTTGTTTATGGAAATAATACTTGGGTAGCTGTATCCTCAACAGGTTCCGGTAATCGGGTAATGGTCTCGAATGATGATGCCGAGACTTGGACATCTAAAATCAGTTCAGGAGATAATAGCTGGTATTCTGTTGCTTTCGGTAATGGTACTTTTGTTGCTATAGCTCCTGTAGCGTCAGATGGTGATCAAGTTATGAAGTCCACCGATAACGGTGAGACTTGGGCATCTAAAGCTAGTGCATCAGACGAGTATTGGCGCGGGATAACGTTTGGAAATGCTACTTTTGTGGCAGTCGCATACTCAGGTCTAAACAACCGAGCTATGACCTCGTATGATGACGGAGAAACATGGATAACCAGGGTCACACCAGCTAATAATGATTGGCGTGGTGTAGCTTATGGTAACGGCATCTTTGTAGCTGTATCTAGCTCAGGTGCTGGTGATCGAATTATGTTATCTGGCACCCCTGATCCTGAGCCGCCAGATCCTAACGGTCTTGAATCCGGTAGGATAGATAATATTCTGCGTAAAGCGAAACATATACTCACTGACAAACAATCTGACAGGTATAACGATGAAGTACTTCTTGATCATCTCGACGACGCTCAACGGCAGGTTGTTGCTGATGCTGGGTTGTTGTCTACTGAGATCGTCGGCACTATCCTCACTGGTGTAGCTACTTATTCCGCTCCTGCTGATAGTATCATCCTAAAGCAGATTACGATAGCGGGTAAGCGGATCACAGCTTACACCTTCGATGGAATGAACTCGGATGTTTCTTGGGAGGGAGATACTGGCGCTGTAGTAGAGCGAGTTTTGTTCGATGACGGGTCTCCGCTTCGCTTCAGGTTTTATCCGATTCCTACTGCCCCAGAAACTACCTCCTACAAATTGTGGTATACAAGGTTACCAACACCAGTCACGCTAATTAGTGACATACTTGAAGTTCCAATGTCTTTTGATCAAGCCATGGTACATTTTGTGGTGTATAAAGCCATGATGGGTAATGCAGGTAATGCAGGTACCACAAACTCTGTAGTGGCTATTGAGCATTTATCTTTATATGCGGCTCAGGTTGGTATTATTATGTCTATAAGTAGCGCAAATTATTCAGCCAGCGCTAATTTAACCTCTCGATACATAC